GGCTCGACGAGGCGCAGCAGCTCGTCGAAGAGCTGCACCTGGCGGGCCGATACGACGACGGTGAGCTCGACGGTGAACTTGCGGGCGTCGGCGCCGAACTGGACGTGCGGGTCGAACGTGAACCCGGTGACGAGCACCGCCGGGGCGACGACCTCCATGGGCGGCACCCGGTACACCTTGACGCCGGGGCAGCCAGCGGAGACGACCGTCTCGATGCCCTCGAGGACGTCAAGGTTGGTGGCGCCCATCAGGCGAGACCTGGCGACAGCAGCTTGTAGGGCTGCAGCATGGCGTCGATGTCGGGGTCGAGGCGCGAGACACGGACAACGCCGAACTCGCCGAACCCGGCGACGCCGAGCGGCGACTCCTGGCGCTTCATCACTCGGGCGACCTGCAGGCGGCACGCCTGCTTGACCTGGGCGGGCACGGCGGGCCAGCCCCAGGTGCCGGTGACCTCAGTGAGCTTGGTGCGGCCGCTGCCGGCGGTGCCGCCGGGCACCGGGAACAGCGTCGAGTTGTAGAGCTCGACGAGCGTGTACGGCCCGGACTCGGGGAAGTCGCTGTCGACCAAACCGAAGTCGCTCGAGGCGATGGTCTTCTCGAACACGCCGTCGCCGTCCTCGTCGAACTTCAGCGTGGTGATGGAGACCAGGTCGTTGAAGGCGCCGAGCACGAGCTTGGTGGCCGAGCTAGTGGCGAACGTGCGGGCCTGCGCCGCCTGCTGAAAAAACGTCCGCTGGCAGGCGTTGTCGATCGCACGCGAGACGGCGGTCACGACGTCGTCGAGGAGCTCGGTGTCGGCCAGGTCGGAGAGGCCGGCGTAGGTGCGGGCCTCGGCCGTGGTGAGGTAGCCGTTGGTGATGGTCACGACTGGCCCTCCTGCGGGCGGACGATGTAGCCGACCTCGGTCGACAGTGCGATGGTCCTGCCCTGGTCCATGAACCGGCGGACGAGCTCAAAGTCCTCGCCGCGGAACGTGGCCGGAGGACCGGCGATGAACGGGTTGGCCCGCCACAGGTCGGTGCGGACCATGAAGCTGATGCCGACGTTGCCGTGGTCGAGCGGCCACCCAGGCCGGGGCACCGGGCCGAGGACCGGGTGCGCCATCGTGTGGATCAGCATGTCGACGGCCGGGTGCATCTCGACGCCCCGGCGGTAGACCTCGGGGACCAGCACGTCGTCGTCGTCGCAGAACGCCACGAAGTCGGTGCGGACGTGCGGGGCGGCGGCGTTGCGGACGAGGCCGGGGCAGCCGAGCTCGACGTGCAGGTCGGCGTCGACCTCGGGTGCACGGTCGGCGACGACGATGACCTGGTCGGCGAAGGCGTCGGCCGAGGCGACGGCGCGACCCAAAGTCGGGCGGCCGACGGTGGGGATGACGACACAGATGGTGGCGGTCATCCGACGACCGGCTCCCGCCACCACACTGCGTGTACAACGACGGCGAGGAGCAGCCAGTGCGTCGGGATCACGCCGGCGGCTGCGAGGCAGACGACGGGCCCGGCGGCCATCTGGTACAGCCGGACGGTGTCGGTGGCCACGACGAGCTGCCCGTAGGCGAGGCCGACGGTGGCGAACAGCTGCGGCGTCGGTGCGAGCAGTGCAGCCAGGCCGACCCCCCAGGGGGCCACCATGAACCAGGCGCTGCGCCACTGGCCCCGATGGTGCTCGAGCGAGCTGCGCACCGGGTGATCGTGCACCCGCTGCAGCAGCGGCTGTGCGGTGACCGGGTCGACCTCGTGCTTGCGGACGACGGCGGCGACGGCCGGGGCGACCAGGCCGACGAGGGCGAGGGGCGTCCACGCCCACAGCGCCACCCAGACCGGCATGGTCTCCTTGATGCACGCCGCCCAGACCACCAGGACGACGCCGATGACCGGCTGCCCGTTCGTGAAACAGGCGGCGGCCCAGATGCCGACGGCCATGGCGGGCAGGTCGACTCCGACGGGGCGCACCGAGTGCGGGCCCCAGATGCCAGGCAGGGCCACGAGCAGCGCTGCAGCGGCCGCAGAGACCGCCCACGACGCTCCGGTGCCTCTGGCCCAGAACACGGTGCCGGAGGCCAGCAGCGGCCACGACAGGCCCCACACGGCCCACCAGAGCTTGAGGTCCTGACCGCACAGTGCCGGCAGGAGCCAGCGCAGGTGGAACGGCTTGGCGACCGGCTTGCCGTCGGCGGCGAGCCAGTAGCGCGCCGCGTCAGGCCCGAACGTTCTCATCGACCGTGGAGGTGTGCAGCTTGTCGACGTCGACCGGGTTGGTCTTCGTCTCCGACGGCCACCAGACCTTGGGGCCTTTGTGGTGGCCTACGTGCGCTGTTGTGTCGACGTACACCTTGTGGTCGGTGAGCTGCTGGACCCGCAGGCAGAACGAGATGTCTTCGCCGAGCGCCCACTCCTTGCCAGTGATCGAGTTGACGACGTCGAAACCGAACCAAGCGTTCTTGGCGCTGCCCGACTTCTCGCGCATCTCCTCAAGGACCGAACGGTGCACCATCAGGCAACCGGTGCCGGTCGCTGCGACCTCACAGACGCTGCCCTCCGGCCAGTCGAGCAGCACCTGGGTGACGGTGTCGTCGTCGTGGGCGAAGAGTGTGGTCAGTGGCCCGTTCTGCGTCACGATGACGCACAGGCCGCCGAGGACCCGCAGGTCCATCTGGGCGCAACGCGCAACCATGCGGTGCATGAGCTCGGGTTCCCAGACCATGTCGGAGTCGAGGAACCAGAGCCAGTCGGCGCTCGAGTAGGCGTCGTTGGTGAGGAACTCGTCGACCAGGCGGTTGCGCGCCTTGGCCAGGTTGGCGGTGGCCTCGACGCACAAGTAGTTGTGGAAGAGGCGCAGCTCAAGGGGGTTGGGATGCTCGGGGCAGCCCATCTGCTCCCAGAGCCGGACGCCACGCTCCCGGTCGTACACGTCCATCTCGACCAGCGACCGCAGCCATCGGCTGCTGATGTCGTGGCCGGTGCTTGGGAAGGCCACGACGACCTTGCCCACCAGCTCGTTGTTCACGGGTTGCCCTCCGTAGTGACAGCAGTGACAGCGGGGTGACAGCGAGAGGGACCGGCGCCGCTGTCAAGCGCCGGCCCCTCTCGGTTGGGTCAGCGGATCAGCTGAGGATGTTCTTGAAGCCCGTGCCCTGGAGGACACAGGTGGCCACCGGGTAGCGCCCGGCGGTGAATGCGCTGAAGCCGTAGGCCACCATGCGCACCGAGAGCTGGTCCGCAAGGACCTCCTCGAGCTCGAGGCCGACCGGCGCACCGGCGTCCTCCATGTGGAGCACGTCCTGGCGACGGGTGATGATGATGCGGTCCTCGTCGGTCGACGCACCGAGGTTCGTCGGCACACCGGCGTCGATGACGACGGGGATGCCGGCGATGGAGCCGACTGAGGCGTAGCCACCAGGGGTGCCCGCACCGACGACGTTCTGGCCGGTGCCACCGACGACCTCGACCAGCGGACGCAGGTTGGAGTCGCTCGAGGCGCACAGGAACGCCCAGCGGCGGGGGTGCATGACGATGAGGTCGGCAGCCGCGTAGCGGGCGCCGTTGACCTTTCCGATGCCGTTGTGGATCGCCGAGACGAGCGAGGCGCCCGTCGTGCCGGTCCAGGCAGCGGTCTGCACCGACGTGGTGTTCAGGATGCCGAAGTGGCCTCCGGCAGTGCCGTCGCCCGAGATCGCCGAGATGTTGGTCTTGGTGGCGTACTCGCTGAACAGGTCGGCGAGCAGGATCTGGGCAATGCCGGTGCCACGCTCGACGGCCTGGCGGGACACGACCTGCTGGCCGGCGAAGGTACGCACTGGGACGACCAGGTCCGACTCGGCGAACGTGGTGTTCGACACGGCCGTGTTCTCGGTCGCCTGGGCGGCCACGGAGGTGCTGGTCGAGCCACGGGGGATCGTGAGGTTCATGCCAGCCTCGGGCAGGGGCAGGTTGGTGACCGACGACAGGAACGGCCGGCCCGACTCGAGGTTCGGGGCGAACAGCTCGGTCAGGTACTGCGGGACCACAAGGCCACCGAAGGCACCGGTCGTGGACCGGTAGGCAACCTCGGACTCAAGCCGGTTCCGCTCGATGCGGGCGGCAGCGCTGGCGTCACGCTTGGCGGCGATGGCGTCGGCGAAGAAGTTGTGCTCGCCGTCGGGGCGGTAGGTGCGGGCCTCCTGGCCGACGTGGACGACGGGGGTCGCCTTCGCCAGCTCGGCGCGCGTGTCCGCTGCGGCCTCGTTGCGCTCGTTGAGCTCGGTCATGTCAGCCTCCTGGGCCTTGAGAGCGTCGATGCGCTCGTCGATGGTGCGGAGCTCGGCGCGCGCGGCGTCGAACTCGATGGTCTCTTCGGGGGTGAGGTCGGTGCGGTCCTCGGCCTCGACTGCGTCGAGGATTGCGGTGACCTTCGCCTCGGCGCCTTCGCGCTCGTTGAGCGCGTCGACGAGAAGTGAGCGGATCTGCTCAATCATGGGGTGCTCCTAGGGAGTCGATGGTTAGGGACCACCGGGTGCTGTCAGGTGTCGACCAGGTGGGC